ATGCTCACTATCAAGCAGATCGACGCGGCAAAGCCGAAAGATAAACCGTACCGGCTGCTCGACAGCAACGGGCTGTACCTTTATGTTCCGGTTACAGGAAAGAAAGTCTGGCAGCTGCGTTACAAGCTCGATGGTAAAGAGAAGGTGCTGACGGTAGGCAAATACCCGCTCATGTCATTGCAGGAAGCCAGAGACAAAGCATGGCTTGCCAAAAAGGATGTGTCTGTCGGTGTCGATCCGGTAAAGGCTAAAAAGCTCTCAGTTAAAGACAACTCTTTCAGCTCTATATACCAGGAATGGTACGATCACAAAAAACAGGTATGGTCAGAGGTATACAGCACCGAACTGTCACGCATGTTCCAAGATGACATTCTGCCGTTGATTGGGGGGATGGAGATTCACGAGATAGAACCAATGCAGATACTGGAAGTGATCCGCAGGTTCGAAGACCGTGGGGCAATGGAGCGGGCTAATAAGGCGAGGCGGAGGTGCGGTGAGGTATTCAGGTACGCGATTGTTACCGGTCGTGCAAAGTATAACCCTGCTCCTGACCTTGCGGATGCAATGAAGGGATACCGCAAGAAGAACTATCCCTTCCTTCCTGCAGACCAGATACCAGCATTCAACAAAGCCCTCTCTGGCTTCTCGGGAAGTATCGTATCAAAGATTGCGACACAGGTTTTGCAATACACGGTACTGAGGACTAAAGAACTCCGGTCCATGCAATGGTCGAACGTCGACTTTGAAACCAGGACGATTACGATCGACGAAGCGGTGATGAAGGGACGTCGGGTTCACCTTGTGCCGATGTCAGATCAGGTTGTCTCTCTGCTTGAAGTGCTGATGCCGGTAACGCAGCCGATATCAAACTTCGTGTTCGCCGGACGCAATGATAAAACAAAGCCGATCAGTGAGAATGCCGTATTACTGGTTATTCGACAGATAGGATATGAAGGCCTGGCAAGCGGCCACGGTTTCCGTCACCAGTTCAGCACCATAATGAATGAGCATGAGTGGCCCGCAGATGCCATTGAGAAGCAACTGGCGCACGCTAACAGCGGGTCGATCAGGGGTATATACAATCACGCTCAGTACATGGATAAGCGACGTGAGATGATGCAGTGGTGGGCAGACTGGGTTGATGAGAATGTATCATAGGAAATCAGAGCAAAGCCTTGCAAACCGATGCAAAGCTTTGTGCATCAATCTCTTGCCTAAATCAAAAACTTCCAAATCTGTATTTATTGGCTCTAATAAATTTCATTTACCCATGATCACATCACCTATTGGCTCTAATCAAGGAATACTCCTATATCAAAAAGTGTATAATCGCCACCCTCTATAACAAAATCATATCCTCCAACCGCTGGGTATTAGCAAGAAAAAGGACGCACGATGCGCAGGTCTACAATCATAGGAGCAATAGCCATTGTTGCTCTATGGATGGTAACGGCAATAACTTTATATAATTACAACTACGGATCACCATCAGACAAGAGCCACTGGAACCTGCGGTGGGAGAACAATGAAGCAGCGAGTCATTTTTTCAACACGTTGAAGCGATATGATACGTTGCCTTTTAGTAAACATTACTTTGCAGTTGGTCGCCCATGCACTGTTCTTAGCACCCCTTGCGTTGAAACAAAAGGCCCATCAGTACACGAGTCAGCCATTATCCCATCACCTAGAATAAATAATGACGCCGTATACTCATCATTTCCACCTGGAGCTATGATTATAGCTTATGGAGTAATAAAACCTGCATCATTATTGTCTGGCATACCTATTTCATGGGAGATGCTGCAATGGGTTAACATGCTGTTCTGGATTATCTCAGTAATCCTGACGTATTTTGCCATTTCTATTTTTACACAAAAATCAAAATACAGTGCTGTAATTTCTTTTCTTTCAGTCATTCCGATGATATACGCTGTAGAGCCAATGCACTCACACCAGATATCAATGTGGGCCCATCAAACATTCCAGATATTTGCATCGGCGGCATTGCTTTTATTGGCTATCGGGATAAACAGAAAAACTGTTATAGCGCTAGGGGTGTTGTCTGCAGTAGCTTGCTGGGTTGAGTGGACAGCATACCTGATGTGCGTAGCGGTATTTTTTGTGGTGCTTATTAGCGATATAAAAAATAAATCTGGCTATAAAAACACCATTATCTATTCTGGTATAGCCATTCTTGGCGGTCTGACTCTGTTGTGGTACTACTCGTTCATGGTAGGACTTGGTCCTTACTTCAAAGAGCTTTCTAACAGAGCAGCATCCAGGGGATTAGAGGTTGCGTATGTTGGATGGAATGACTGGTGGCTGTCAGTTTATCAGTCATATGGTCCATGGTTGATATCATCAATCCTCATGGTTGTTGCATCACTTTTTGTCAAAAAAAGCGATTCTTTCAGTAAAGATAACTATATAACTGCATACATTCTTATTGCTGTTGTTGGCATTCTACTGATAGAGAACGTAGCCATGTTTGAGCACGCGATAATTTACACATTCGACAGGCTTAAGATAGGGTTTTTGATAGCACTTCTTTTCGCGTTGTCGGCAATGAGAATGGAAAAAGCAGGCAGGTCTGCATTGATTCTTATTGCTGTCATCTGCGTTCTGGCATCAATGTTCAGTCTTAACCAATACCTTGAATATTACCCAAGATACTGGAAGTGATTGAAAGCGGCCATCAGGCCGCTTCTCATATTACTCATCGAATGGCTTTCCATCTCCACGCCGGAGCAGTTCCCGTATATCTAATGGCAATTTGCTCTCCAACATCGATGGTGAACTCACCACTTTTAAACCCCGTGTCCTCTCCATTGATGAAGATACTGGTAGTTCCAACCGCAAGGTAAACAAGAACCCTCTGCAATTGACCTGTTTTGTTTTGATAGGCTATATCAGTAGCAGGCACGGCTGGATTTGGTTGGTCTGGATAAAAACCAGTAACTATTGATTTTTCATGACTATGTGTTGGTCCAAAAAATTTACCAGTATAAAGATTTGAATAAACACGACCTAGCCTGATGTCATCAATTAAAACAGCCTTTCTGTCTCCCTGTTCAATATTTATTACATAGTTGTCTGACGGTTCATCATCAGCATCTGGATCTCGAATATCGACAAATGGAGAAATAAATCTAATCTTTTCGAGGTGAATATCTCTGCTATAGATACCATAATGAATATTCTCCATGTCCAGAGATGTAAACACTATGCTGTGGTTATTTGCTGACAACGCTCCAAAGTACAACCCATACTTAGCATTTGATATGCTACCTCCATTCCATGTTGTAAACTGAACTTTAACCATTTCTACGGCTTTGCCGTAATTAGGATATCCAGTAACAACAACGTTATTATATGTGCAATCAAAAAGCCAGTTAAGTTTCAGAGCGACTCTGTTATCTGTATCAGTGCCAATCCTAGTATCAGATGCAAAGTGAACCTGGTCGAAGCTCCAGTTACCAAAGTTGTCTGAGAGATCCTCAAGGCCAAATATAATTGCCGCTCCAGAAAGAGGGGATGCTGAGAACCCTATTCTGCTAATTTTACCCTGGAAACAGTCTGGCCCTTCAGCACCTTTAGAATTGTAAAAATGAATTGCATTGGCATCAGTTGCACTGGAGAACAGTATGCTTTCATATGCTCCATCGCCGTACAGTTCACCAAAGTTTCTGGTGGGGGATATATTCAGATCAAATAATATGCGCTCAACAGACCGGTAATTGCCTCTCGGAACATAGCCGTTCATGTTCTCAGACAGCATTTTGTTTACGAATTTTTTAATAGGCTTCGTATTGTCATCGGCATTAACTCGTGTAGCGCCATACCATAGGATATTGACCTTCCTTCCTGAAGCGCAACGAACCCAAGCACCCTTCCCGGTAGGTGATGTCTCGCCAACTTTATCCAGCCAGTTATCACGACCAGCCAGAGATCCATCCCAAGGTACTGTGGAGCTTACTATGAATGCCCCATCATGCTTGCTCTTTTCCATGTCAGGATCGAAAACGAAATGCCCACCTCCATATGGCCGGTAATTTCCAGTAGCATCAACTGACCATCCATCAAACATTGATATCACGTTTACAGTTATTTTCCTGTCTGGTGTGAAACCATAGAGATTGTGCACTGCCTGAATCGTAGAATTGTTGAGCCTTTCTGCTACCGTGCTATTACCTATACCAATTAAATCTGCACCGCCGGGACCAGCCAAATCCTGTCTTAACTGATCCGGGTCGTATTTCAGTATGTTTGGGAAGTAGTGCTGCTGAACACCCGAGGCGTCATATACAGACATTGCATATCCTTCAACGGTAACAAACTTTGAAATCTGCCCGTTGTAAACAGGATATCCGCCTGCATTGATGATAATTGGCTGAGAAACTGGGACGTGTGACCCATCCTCATTCTCCAGATAAACCTGCACATAGTTATCAGGATCAGTCATCTCACCAGGAGGTGTATCTATTTTTGAAATGTATATTTTGCCATTAAAGTTAGCTTTAAATGAGCGTGCCAAGGTAAACAATTGAGCTGGCATGCTTACAACAATATTGGCTGTAATGTCTGACATTTACTATGCTCCGGGCGCAGCAAAACTGCACAAGCTAAAACTTGCGCAACGTTGCGGTGAATTTGGATTATAATGATTTGAAATTCAGGAGGATTTATGGAACGTGATTTGCTGAACTTTGCTTTGTTACTCTGCGGTGTTGTTGTAGGAAAGTTGCTATTCGCTTAACGTTTCTGACTTAGCGCCCTGAGCAGCAGAGTTAACAACTCGCTCAACATCTGCTAACGCCTTCTCAAATGCCGTAGATCCACGAGGCGTGTTGGCAAGACGAAGCATTGCGTTACGTGCCGGTTCACTCTCATACATTCTCGCCAGCAATCCATAACCACCACCAACCCCAACGAGTGCCGGGTTAGTTGCAGATCCGATACCTAAAATGAACGGGATTGTCTGCTGACCTGTTGGCGTTGTTACCCCAGCCTGACCTGCTCGCTTGGTTGACTCAAGGTAGTTCTTGAGTCCTTTCAGGTATGCAGCATCACGGCCTTTAAAAGTGATTCCAGTCTGGTTTGACATCAGATTAACCTGGCGCAGGAATTGGTCTGGAGAACCCCCTGATTTCTCCATAGCCTTTCCGATGATGCCATTACGCATTTGAGCGCGGCCCACCTGTCCGACAGACCGATACAGATTCTGAACCTCTGATTTGTTCTTACTGAAAAGCATGTTGTTGACCACTTCAGGAGTTAAGTCTCCTTTCATGATCACATTCTTGAGGCGAGTATTCCGTAGTTTGTTGGCTTCGTCAGCGTAGATGGAGTTAGCTTGCTTATAACGACGCAAGGTGTCATTACCAAGATTCTGTCCGATAGCGCTGTCGATATCACCCGTCATTGCATTGTAAATACGCTGAATGGCTGCATCAGATCGGTTTGGTAAGACTGTCCTCTCGCCTTTAACGTCCTGCCTAAACTGGCTTCTCAATCCGCTTAACTGTTGCAAATCCATTGCCATTGGACCACTTGCTCCGGCATTGCGGGTAAGCTCATCGCGATATGCCTGAAGCTTCGAAATCGTATCGTTATCAGCAACCTTACCAAGCTTTTGCAAACTTGCTATTTCAGTATCAATCTGCTGAACAGCCTTTGACGGCTGGATGTTTACGCCTGTCATTGCGTTTTGAACTTGCTCCAGGCGATTACCAGCTGCGCGTTTAATTCCTGCTGTTTTAGCTTTCAGGCTACCAACCACAATCGACGGATCATAATCCCCAAATCGTGATGCAAACTCATCTACCAACTGGCTGCGAGCTTCCTGCTGTCCAGCTCGCATTGAGCTTGTGCCGGCGAACGGGATGTTTTCAGCGGTGGTTTGCGCCATGCGACCGACACGGGAATTTGGCTGCAAAACGTCAGTCGTATGCAGAGGAACGTCAGCAGCATTAGCGAACTGAATAGCCTGTTGCGCTTCTGGCGCTATCGTCCCGCGGATTCCACGATAGACAGCCCCGGCAGCATGGCCTAACTGGTTAATAGCCCCACCAAGTGCAACACCAGTACCGAGATCTACTGCCAGAGCTTCAGGATTATCACGTTCACTATTTGCAGCCAGAGAACCAACAGCATTCTCTGCAAGCAAACGTGACGCTCCCTGAGCTACACGTCCTGCAATAGATGGAGCCTGTGCTGCAATTCGTTCTGCTCCTACGGGTGTCAGGTATGGAAGCGCCTCTGAGAAGATTTTACCTTCTGTTGTCTGAGGAGTAAGCGCCCCCTGCTGCAAACCGAAGTCCTGTTCAATTCCTTGGGTCGTGACGCGTGGAGCTGGTTGATAAGTTCCATCTCCCATACCAAGCTTCTGACCAGCCCATGCCCCAGCACTGGCTACTGCATCAGCCATTGATGCCGGAATATTCGCCAGATTAACGCCAGCCTGAAGCAATCCGCGCCCAGTCTCTGCAGCAGCATTGCCAAGGTCTGACATGAAGTCGCCTTGTTGCTGTGGCTGCGCAGATTCCTGTGGTTGTTGTGCAGGTTGTTGGGTCGTTGGAGATGGATAAGCAGCATAGAAAGCCTGCTTGGCCTGCTCTGCATCGTTTCCGGCTTGCGGAGCTACTACTTCATTGAAGTATTGCTCCTGAGCCTGTGCTTTCTGCTCTGGTGATAATGCCTGGTACTGTTGAGAGGAAATAACGTCTTTCCATGCCTTAGCCATTAATCACCCCATAAAGACTGGTAACCCGATGTTTTAGGTTGCGTTGGTTGTTGTGCTGCCGGCTGTGATGTTTGCTGTTGCCGCTGTCCACCATTACCAACATCAACCTGATACTGCTGGTTGTAGTTGTTGGTGTATTGCTGAATTTCTCGAATAGACTGCTGCATAGCTTCCGGACTTGAATAGTCAACCTGCGGCATGCCCTGAAAGTACATCTTCGCCTCTGCGACGGTGTTGATGCCTGATGCGCCCATATCACGAGCAGCGGCAATGCCCTGATTTTGCATCTTGCCTTGAATTCGTTTTGTAGCGTTGAACAGTTGGCGCTGGTCACCACCACTCCACCGGCTTCGAGCTTCTGCATCCCATGATGGAGTCCCACTACCTCCAGTAATCCCCGTCATAAACCCCAATTGATCTGGTGATGCATTTGATATTGCATCAAGGTCTTTCTTCATCCCGTAATTTTGCGCACTGGCGGCCGATGTAGGAGGTGCAGCGATGGCATTGGCAGGAACTCTGACCATATTCCCATAGTCATCAACGCCCTCATAGAATGCATTAGCACCAGCTCCGTGGAGCTTTCCTCCAATATTTACAGTGCGTCCGTCAGCTAACTGAACTACCCGGCTTCCTGGACCAGAGCTCAAACTCGCTCTCTGATATGCCATGTCCTGACCGCGGCGAGTGGTGGATGCAGAGATATCCTGGCCTCTCGCGGTGATGTCTTGCCCCCTGGCTGTAAGTGATTCACTGGCCCGGTTACTGCGGGCGGCCTCATCAATCTGCTGCTGTTTCTGACCTACATCGACCTGCTTATCGAACGGAAGGGTAGCCAACTGAGCGCCCTTCAATATTCCATCGAAGCTTTGAGGATCGGATTGCAGTAACTGAATAGCCTGATCTGGTGTCATGTTGATAGATGCTAATGCTGGAGCGCTTTTCTGTATCGCGTCCTGCAACATCTGAGGGTTTCCGCTGGATCGAGCAATGGCAATGTTATTGAGTGATTTGTTAACGAAATTGGCATGCTCAGCATCTTGTATACCAATTTCCTGCTGAATGTTCTGCGCAAACTCCGGGAACTGTCGACGCAGTGCCGGCAACTGATCTGGTGTGGCGCTCTCAATTGCAGTATAGAAATCCTGGCGTCGCTGGTTATCTCTCTGCGCTTGCTGGTTTTGCATTTGAGAAGCGATGACTTGCTGCTGTCCAACTCTATTCTGCGTTTCCTGAAGAGCCTCTCTACGAAAGTCGGGGATCATGGTGTCGTAATAGTTGATGGGAGCGCCAAGCCCCTGCAATCCACCAAATTGAGCCATCAGAACATCCCTCCACCCATCATGCCACCAAACATTCCAGTAAACTGGTTAACATCAGACGCTGCGCCGTTATTGATGCTGCTGTTAGCGCTGGCTGCCACTTGCCACGGAAGAGCAGCCTTTCCTGCCATGATCTGACCTTTCTGCTGATACATTCCGGCCATGTTGTTACCCTGTCCAATGGCATAGTTACCAAGTGCGTTGGCTGCCTCAGCACCAAACCCTGACAACCCCATCAACTGTGCATACATGTTCTGCTGCTGATTTGTCATGTCAGCGAGATAGTTTTGCCCGAGGGTTGGGGCAATAGATGCCAGCATATTACCGGTAGCTGTGGATCCAAGGCCGCCAGTTGCTTCCGCTGCATTCAGTCCGCTATAACGAGCCTGGTCATTAAGCATCTGGTATTCTTGAGAATTGAAATAATCAGAAAGAAGTTTGTTTCTGTCTATCGGCTGGCCGGCGATAGCCTGCGACCCAGCAAGGCCAGTGCGTCCGGCTTCTTCATATGGTGATAGCCAATTTACGGCATTCTGATAGCCTTCTCGTGAAGCTCCCATAGCCCGGTCCTGATACTTCTGCTGCTGCTTGGCTGCTTTATTGGCTCCGATGCCACCAATCACACCAGATACCGCACCGCCGATACCACTAACTGCACCGCCCATGATATTCTCCCGGCTCGCGCCACATAATAAAAAAGGCGCTTTCGCACCCGTCAGTAGTTGTTAACCTTTCTGTCGTTCGCTCACCGAACCCCATTCGCTTGGCGTAGTTGCACACCTTTGGTCGATCAGTGAGAATGACGGCTCGCAACCGGTTCATTCCAAACATTTTCAGGATGTCTTCGCCAGCCTCACGACACTCACGCCATCGCCTCTTATCCATCGCGATATGAATATCGAAATACCCATGCTGTTGAACTAATGCGAACACGCAGCATCCATTCCAAAGGAAATAATCGGCCCCCGGATCAACCCACGATTCCACCCCCCATAGGCGCATTAATCCCTGCCCGGTGAGAGCATCAATTTTTGTGAGCATGATTATTGTTCCGCTATTATCTTGATGGTTGTAGCAGTGAATGCCGCACCATTGGCCTGGATTGTTATGGTGCTACCATTGGTGGCAAGGAATCCTCCCTGATCGACACTGAAGAATGTCGCAAGAAGAATGTTGTCTGTTGCCGTGGCCGCGTTACGACTGGCTACCAACGTGTCTGGAACTGCTCCGGAGAAAGTAAGCTGCATCGACCGGTTTGTCGTGCCTCCCGGGTAAGTGCCAATCATCGACAACTTGAAATTCAGCGTCTTGTTCTCGTTGTAAACAGTCAGCTTATCCGTAGTTGTGTTGAAGAACGGGAGCAGTGTTCCTGATGATGGGGTCAGTGCCTTGAGCATCGTGATCAGATTTGTTGCCGTGGTCGGGATTACCTGCGATATGCCAGTGTAGACCACCTCTGACTTTTTGCGAGTCGTGGCGTATTCCAGAGCATCAATTCGCGTTTCGTGGTCAGAAACCCGTGTTTCAAGGATTCCTACTCTAGTATTAAGCGATGATATATCACTCTCATTCTGAGTAATCCTTACCTCATGATCGGCTATCGAAACTTCAGCAGCACTAATGCGCACTTCATGGTCAGCAAGTGTTACTTCTGCTGCTGAAATACGCTGCTCGTGATCGGCAAGAATCACATCCTGCTCATCATTCTTAACCTGCGCATCATAAGCGCCTTGACCAGCCTCGTTTGCCTTGCCTGCTACGTTGGTGAAGTCGATAGCCTGAGACAAAATATATTGCGTATACGCCGGGCTATAACCAGCAGGAATTGACGTGGCATTTAGGCTAACGGCGCGGACGATGACCGGTTGATTTAGAGACGGATCGGCCATCACTCAATCCTTATTTGTGCGCCTGATAACGTGACAGGTGACTTGGTAATGATGCGTATTTTGAACCCGATGTTCTTTCTAACTCTCCCAATCCTCCGCCATATCTGCCTTTTGTCATACTGGAAAGGTGCATTCCAAGGAACCATTTGCTCTCTTCCATAATTTATTCCGTCGGTGGTTGCAGAATAAAACAGTCGTTCGGCAAACTGAGAAACACCGGGCGAAGACTCCAGTTCCAGATCGAAAATTCTCCCGTTGTCCGCCTTGAAAAGTGGCGTGAATAACAGGTGTTCTTGCTGCTTTTCGTACTGGCTGGAGATGTCGAACTGAAGGGCTCCCTTCACTGGTTCCAGTTTATCTCCGCAGGTGATCGTGTTTCCTTCATACATGAAGTCGATAGCGCGGTACACATCGTCGTAAAAACCGGTTTTCAGGATTGACCACTGAGCCCCGTTTTGTGATGCGGCTCCGTCGTAGACCAGAACATGGCGCGGAAGGTGGATCATCAGCAGCTCGTGTGAGTCGAAACGTAATGATTCCATTACCGTTGTGGCAAGCTCAGTTGCTGTGTAGCTACGGATTATCTTCTCAACACTGGCGGTGGCGATTTGAGTTGCTCGACCAGAGTCGATGATATATACCGACGGAGCACCGGTTGCAGGATTGCTGACTATGGCATAAGCATCCATGAATACGCATTTGCAGAACGTACCAGCTATACCTTTTGGCACCATATAAGCCGGGTTAGCAACATACAGCGCTGAACCAGCAGTGCTTGAACCTGTCAGAGAGAAGAACTCTGTGGTTGTTGCTCCGAAGCACACAACGAAGTCACGCCATGTTCCTATTCCGATTATGCCGTCAGGCTGGGACTCTGCCCTGTACTCTGCTGAGTTACGATCGGGATGTGATTCATCCTGAAGGTCGGAGATGAACCATGAATCAGTACCATCCTTTGCCCATGCGTATCTACCACGCAGCCTGGTTACATCCCTTGCTGACCCAAGCTCATATTGTGCAAATCCACTGGTTGGCGGCCAGTTATCAATAATCTTTTCAGTCCCATCGTATCGATATTCAATAATTTTACCGTCAACGCATACTGCCTGTGATGTTCTACCATGTGACATGGGGACTCTATGAATTCCAGGAACATCACCAACCTCAACAACACCTTGATATAACTTTCCTCCCATAACGCGATATACGGCATTCTGAGAGGTGTTGTACTCAGCACCACGAGAAGTGCCAGCAACATCCGATTGCTTAGCTACGCCTGGGAAGGAGCGCAGATAACCGTTGCTGTTGAGCACTTCTTTAGGTGTCGCCAGCATGTTGACAGGAAGATAGTCGATATAGTCGGCATTCTTGAAATTTTTGCCGAGCCCTTTCATTAGTGGAAGCTGCTGAACAGGCATTAGTCGCTCCCGTTATCACATGGGCCTTTGCGGTGGAAATAATTCCAGCCATTGTATGTGGCCAGTCGGTTTCCGCTGCCTATCGGCATGCGGTTTGGATATCCGGACTTACATTTGGCATCACGAGCACGAGACATTGCTGACAACTTGACGAGTTGCTCTTTACCGTAACGCGCTGTCGTAATGAGTTTGCCGGTTGCTTCCATCCCGTAATCTGGAGCAATTCTGCATGCGAGATTGGTAATCACAGCATTGAGCGCGTTGTTTGCCAGCCCATGGTCATCTCCAGTATCTGGTGACGTGTCTTGGGAAGCGAAGATATACCCAACGCTGATGCCCGGTGAATCATCACCGCCAAGCCACTCAGCCATCATCATCTCGAGGTCGTTAACTCCATCCTCCATCGACTGAGGTTCGACATCGGTTAGCGTGGCGTTTGAGGCGACACCGATCTTGCGCAGCGCGGCGAGAACGAGATCGCCTTTTGTCGTGAGGTTCATCTGCTACCCCTTAGGTTTTGGCCCCGGCTTCTTGCGCTCTTTTACTTCTTGCTCTGGCTCTGGCTCTGCAGAATCATTCAGCAGGTCATCTGGATGTGCAAACCAGCCGGCATTCAGATACTCCTGCAGGTCATCTTCGCTAATGATTTCGAAATCGTAGCCAACGCCCTTCCACTTCTTTGTGTCGCCGTGGCGAAATACCATCTGCGTCATGTTCAACTCCAGAAAAAATAAAGGGGCCGAAGCCCCTTATGGTTACGACTGATTCGGCAAGCCAACGACGATAGCTTCCGGACGTACTGCGCACGCCGAATACCATACGGCGATACGGCACAAGCCGGTGAGTGTGTTGATGTCACCCTGGGTGGCGAAGATGCCGTTAATGCCAACACCTGGAATGCTGAAAGTCTGTGTTTTCATGCCAGCAAACAGCTCGTGCGTTACCGGGATCGGCTGAGACAGCAGGCGGATAGAGTCATCGGCCCAGCCGATGTTTGCCGTGGTAGAGGCCACGTTCAGCAGGGTGATCGGCGCAGACGCTGCCAGCGAAGTGTTGACGTTAGCGTACGCCTTTTCTTCTGCTGTCAGAGTCGCGTCGTCCAGCGCCACCGGTTTAGGGGTGATCTCGATGTGAGTCCCATCGATAACGCGAGTGATGGAGAAAGTCGCATCATCGGTCAGCACGTTCTTAGCCATCTGAGACAGGTACTTCACGCCGGTGAAGCTGATTTTGTCACCGCGTTTCAGGCCAGCAGTAGCCGAAACCACCACGGTAGCCACACGGTTATCAACGTTCTCGTTGTTGCCATCGGTGTCAGTGGTAAACGCCTGCGGCTTGAACTTCTGCGCACCAGTAACGGTCACGCCAGTAACAGTAGAACCGACGACTGTTGGAAGTTTAGGAGAGCGCAGGACTTCATCGAACCCTGCGACCTGTTTCTGAATCGTACCGTTATGGTATGCATCTTCAGGAACGCGGCCGAAGATGTCACCAGCGGTAAGCTCACGACCAGCTTTGCGGTAATCTGAAGGGTTCAGGAAGTAGCTGATACCCATATCGCGGTTGAGTTCGCGAGCAAACATCAATTCTTCAGCAGAGGACAGGAAGTCCCAACCAGTAAGACCGGTTGCCGGGCCGATTGAACGAGCGTCATGAACAACCAGAGAGCCCATCTCGGTTGCCTGTTTGGCAATGGCGGTCTCGATGTTGTTCGCCAGCTTCTTCGCCGATGCCTGAATGCGACGGCGGTATGAGCGTTCATCACGCAGATCGTCAGCTCGCAGCTGGAAGAAGTCGTTATCCGGATCGCCCATGTTGCATTTTACGGACAACTCCAGCACGTTGGTCTGTTTGTTGGTCAGGTCCCAGCCGGTTTGCGTCGGCGCCTCCTGCTCAACAGGCATCCAAACGGTGTTACCAGAACGCTGCATGGATGATGCTGGCGGCGTGTACTTCGAGGTTTTAGACGCCATCGGCGTCAGGTTTTGCACTGTCTCGATGATTTCATCGATAGCGTAGGTGACCAGTTGGCCTTCTTTTAAGCTCATTTACGAGATCCTTTATTCAGTTGAGCCTTGAGCTTGCGATACGTCTCCGGGTCACCTCTTTCGGCTGCAGCGTTCATCTGCTTTTCAAGTGCAGACATGTGAGCCGCGACGGCTTGACCCTGCAATGGTTCATCAGGGTTAGGCGCTTCAGAGAGTTGCTTGCTTCGAGGCTTGAGAGTTAAACGTTCGGAAAGCAGCGTCATTTCGATTAACTGGCGCTGCGGATCCATTGAGAGGATTTGTCGGGCTTTCTCTGGGTTTGCGCCCAGGTGGTACATGATTGCCGCAGATTTCTCAGGGAACAGGCGCATGATGTCCACGTCATAGCCGGGTGCGACCTGACGGAATACATCTTCTTTGGCCTGATAGTCTGGAAGGTTTAACTTTTCTGCAGCGTCGTAGTGTTTACGTGCGGCCTCGACAACTTGTGCTGATTGCTGAGTAAACTGCTGAGTCTTACGCCCCTGCTCGGCTGCCGCATTACCTCGGGCATCCTGAGCCTTAACCAACCATTCGTTGTTCGCCTGCGTGAATGCAGCGTTAGCACGCACCTGGTCGTATCCGTACTTCTCCAGTGCTTCATCAGAGAAGAAGTCATTAACATCAGGCTGGGGTGGCAAATCAGGGTTTACTCGCAATGCCTCCGGCAACTCACCGCGCTGTACTGCCTCCGCCTGCTGCTCAAGCTCGCGCTGACGCTTGCGCTCAAGGCGACGCTGTGCAAATTGCGCGTTAGTTGCCGGGTCTTGTTTTGGCTTGTTCTCATCGTCTTTCAGGACGACATCGAAGCCCTCTTCCTGACCAGTTTCGCTATTGGCATTTAGCGAAGGATCGACTGCGGATGCCGCCGCGTTATCGACGGGCAGGAGTTGGTCTTCAGTTGCCTGAATTTCGGTGGTTTGGTCCATGTTTAGCTCTCTCTTATTGAGGATTCTCGGCTACGCTGCCGGAAGGATTGTTTTGTCTCTGCGATTGCAGGATGTTGGCGAAGTCCATGCGCTGTGAGTGGCGCTGACTGTCACCTTTGAGAAGTAACTCTGCGTTGGCCCGTGCATCAACTGCGCTTTCGTTCTGCGCCTTCTGCATGAGGTCGAGGAAGTCCCGGAAAGCGGCCTGCTTGTCGAGACTCATGTTGTTGAAGATTTCTGCAATCTTCGCTTGGTTAAGCTGATTGGCGCTTTCAACCTTGGCTGCATCCACCTGCAACTGTTGCTGCTTAACCTGCGCATTAAGCAGATCTGCCTGACCAGTTAGCAATACACCTTGTGCCTGCATCTCTTCTGCTGATGGCTGTTTAGGCTGTTGTTGTGCTTCCTGTACCATCTGCATTTCTTCAGGCGTTTCAGGTTTCTTGAGGCCCATCATGACGAGCTGCTTATTGGCGTACTCGCGCATCATCTCGACACCTTTACCGTCAAGTAGCGTGAAGTACTGCAACAGCAACATCTGCCATTCTGGCGTACCCTGAGGAACCTTCGTTAGCAACTCCTGAATCTCTGCGCGGTTCTGCTCCTTCATGCTCTGGAATGATGGTCCGGTGTCGGTGTAACACTCGTAACGACCACGAATATCATTGAGCGTTACGACGTCACCAGACTGCAGATCAACCATCTGCGTCATCACCTGCACATCTTTCTCGGTACCATCCTCAAGCGTCACGGTGACATTGCGAGGCACGTCGTAGATGTCGTTGACCATCGACTGGTAAATCTCACCATCACGCCGGAAAGCAGTGGCGAGGTTGTCCTGAAACACGTATGTCTCGAGGTCGGCCCGCATGTTTAGTTGGTTGACGGTATCGAAAGCCACCTGACCGTTTGCTGCTTCAGCATCAACACCAAGGCTAGCTACTTCCTTAACTGCGGCTGTGGCGGCCTCAAGCATGTAGGCGTTGGCCTGGGGAACCTCCGGGTTTTCCATGTAGGCGATTGGCCCCATAGGAAGGTCGTTATTGTTCTCGTCAGTACGGTTTTGCAGGTAGTACGGATAGTCATCATCACCACCGTACATATGCTCGTAGCCAAGGATTTGCTCAGGAGTGAAGAAAGGTTTCTTACGAGGGTTGCGAGCAACGATGTCGGCATTGAACGACATAATCATGTTGCGCAGGCGCTGCCCGTCTTTGGTCAGTCGCACAACACCTTCGTACACTTCCTTATCGCCAGCAAATCCCCACTCGCCATACGCTGGCACAATCGGTATGTGTTCACCGGCGATAAGCTCACGCTCTTTCAGAATCTCGGTGCAGGTAATGAGCGACTTATAGACCCGGCGACGTTTAACCTTCTTCTCCGCGACCTTAACGAAACCTTTGTCTGCCAGTTCATCGATAACATCTTTGATGTCACGCTGGTAGTAACTAACCGGCTCACCAGTAAGCGGATCGAGGTAGATGAATACCTTCTCGTTCTTCTCTTCGACCTCGTAGTATTCGCCAATGTAGACGACATCCTTCGAAATCCACGGGAACAGCCATTCCATGTCAGGGCTCTGGAATGAAGGGATGATATCAGGGTCAATATCGTTCTCTTCCGCAAAGACCTTCCACCCTTCCGTGCTGAAAGGCTGAATAACAGTGCAGTGCTTAGCGTCGCTCTTGTCCTGCTCCTTGCTGTTGCAATCCCAGACTACATGGTTGCATGACTCGTGAAGTGGGCGGCGGCGGATGACCTGATTGCGGCTGGTTAGGTTGTTGTCCTCGTACTCGGTAACGAGTCGCCAGTGACCAACGCCGCATTCAATCTGCTCACGAACTGCGACGTTAACAGCAGAGCGTGCAGCATTGTGACGCATGTCGGTGCGGTACATACCCATCAGCGTGTCGGCTGAGTCAGGCTTAGCCCCATCCTTAGGCCGGTACAGAACATCAATCGGGTTGCGTCGCATCTCTGCAACGAGCTTGCGCACTACCGGGCGAACCACATCGAATTGACCGCGGTACTGCAAAGTTGTGTATTCGCTCAGCCAGTCATCCCATTGGCTCACCCGACTAAAGTAAAGGTCGTTTGTCGCCTCGGTTCTGGCCTCATCGCCAGATGACCAATCTATGTCAAACTGGCACAGAATGGCGTTTAGGCGTTCGTTGTCTGCCATTATCTTCTCCGTGCGACAGGTTTAATCGGGGCTGGTGTTTTTTTCTCTTTGATTACTCCGATGTCGCCATATCGCTTGGCGAACCGGCGCATCATGTAGGCGTATCGGGTGGCATCTAACAGGTCGTCTCGAGTTTTTACGATGCGCCCACGTTCATCTCGATGGTAGAAATTGAACTCTTCGAACCAATCGCGTAGGCCAGAAAAAACTTTGAATCGGCCCGTGTTCATCAAATCGTGCAACTCGAATAAGCCTGGCTCTACAGATCGAGACCCATCAGGCCATTGAGCCGGGTCAGGGAGCATCTGGAACCCTGCGTCTTTGTAATACTCACGCTGTTGCAGGCCACTGCCCTTCTCCGTCTGTAATCCATCCTGAGGCCATGCCGTAGGCACCTTGTTAGCCCAAGCCTTGGTTGCGCCCCACGCTTCTGAGGGAGAAGTCTTGCTGGCCTTCCATGCCTTAGTTACGTAGAAGGTTTCAGTCTCCATATCGATTGCCAGCTGAATGCGGCTCTGCGGGTGATCCCAACCAAAGTCCATACCATCGATAACCATGTAATGCTTCGGTATCGGGAATGGCTCGCAAGTGATCGTCTCTTCGCTGAAATCGAATATGCGACCGTGACCAAGCATTGGAATACCTTTTGTGCGCATGTCGCGCTGATGCGGAGGATATGATTCGAGAAGTGATTTCTTCGTTTCTTCAGTCAGATGAGGAGCATCATCCCAGCCAACATTCATACAGAACTGAGAGTCAGCTGGAGTATCTAGCAACTGAATAACTAACTCGGTGCGGCCGTTCTCTGGTGTGAATGTCAGGATGCCTCGACCACCACGCCCCTGATCGCCTGTTGCGGTACGGGTCAGAACCTGAGGGTAAATCGTCTGGTCTTCCGGCTCCTCATCAATGTGGAACCAATCAATATCATCACCCATCAGAGCGTGCTGGCCCTGCGTGTAAGACCAGAATTGAACCTTGCTCAGGTCACCACTGGAATGCCTGATATAAGCTGAACGAACGGCATTCGGCGTTCCGGTCATTGGCTCTGTCGTGACAATTCGATCTGGAGGTATTAGGCCGCCAGTGAACTCACCATTCACCTTCTTACCGATAATGGCAGCTTGCAGCAAGTCGCGGCACTTCTCGCCGGAGTAACCCAGGCACCACATAAGGGGAGCATGATTAAAACGGTGCCCCTCCCACCCATCCGGGTACTCACCCAGAAGGTGGATAGCATCGATATAGGTTGCGGTATCTGTCTTGCCAACACGGTTTGCAGCAATTAGCGCGCACTGACGATATTCAGCAGTTGCAGCGATAAACTTACGTTGCCATGCATAACGAGTGTCGTAGTACTTGCGATATCGATAAACGCTTTCTCTTCGCTTCTTCTCCTCAAGAATATTCAGGAGCTCAAGCTTCTCCTCCCGGCTCAGACTGTGCATTGGTCAACTCCATAAGACGCTTGTCCAGTTCCTCGTCGGTGAGGTCGGTGATGGTAATTTTCTGATCGTGCTGAACTCTGTCGCCATAACGCTTTGGCGCAAGCTTGGATGCGTACCACTTGCGGGCGTCAACACGAAGGCGGGAACGGGCTACGCGCTCATGATTGGTCTGCTCTCGACCTTCGTCATCGACAATGACATCACCTGAACTGTCGTCGGCGATCTCGATGATTTCTTCGGCTAGAAGTTCGGCCTGAATTTCACGCGCGCGTGCGTACTGTTGCATAAAGTCTTCATGTCTCTGCAACCAATACATAACAGTTCTGATTGCTGGCATTCCCGGCCTTTTGCAAATAGAGCGCAGACTTTCACCCAACATGAGGAGATTGCAGATATCCTCTGCTACCTCTGGCATGTAATCCGTTGGGCGACCTATTTTCGCTTCAGTCGCCATATTCAGTCCTTAGCTAATCGTGCAAGGCGATGACTCAACGATTGCACCGTTAGCGTCTTTTACCGTAATGACGTAATCGCCAGCGGCTTTACCTGTCGTGTTGAACGAATATGTTTTAGCTTGCTGATTCACTGCGTCGTAAAGAGTGCCGGTGCTTTCGTCAACCGTCTTAACCTCATACGGCATTACTCCGCTTGTCCATGTCAGGGTTAACGTGTCGCCGATAGAGCCGGTTGATGGAAGGTTGGTGCCGATTTTCAGCTTCACACCATCTTTGTACGGGATGATGAATCCAGCCTTGTTAGTGGCTGAGCCCATATCAACCTTATCCAGCACATCAGGAAAAGGAATCACCGTACCGGTCGGATCGGTGTCGAGATAGATTGCGTTGTCGATGGCCTCATCTGCACGATACAGAAACACGCGCTGATTCTTAGGGTCATCAACAACAGTGAAGAAGCTACCCATTACTTAGCTCCTTTCTTCGGCTTCTTGAGCACCTTGTTAGCCTTGGTGTCGATCTTCGCTTTGGCTGATGGAGACAGCTTTCCTTCATTCTCCATCTGGGTAGCGCGAGCCTTCGCGTTAGCTGCGTGAGCTTTATCAGGCATCGGATAGCTACGTGTGCCAGGCATGCCGAATTCAGACTTTGGCATCTTCTTGCGCTTTGCTGTTGTGAGCTTTGCCATTTTGTTGCTCCTGAATAGATGGCAGGAAGTGACTGAACATGCGGTCGAGCATGTAGCAGTAAGTTTCGTTTGCGTCGCCTGGATAGGTTGTTACGCCCACATCGCGGCAGACATAGAATGCAACGTGAGCACATTCATGAACCAGCGTGGCAATGTCACCATTGAATACCCCCATCAAGTAAAGATTCTCACCCGTTTCGGTATTGCAATAGGACTGCGTTGCTCCAGCGAGCATCTCATTGCCACCACTATCAACGCCAAGGTGGATGCAGGCTTGCTCCCACTCTTCCTTTGACCGGCATAGATAGACGTTGCCGCAATGGAACAATGGCACGAAGAACCGTGGGAGTTTAGGCCACTTCGTTTTTGCCATTCGTTATGCTCCGGTAGAGAACAGAGTTAATGCTTCCTGCGCTTCACGAACAGCTTTATCAACCCGTGATACTGGAGTTGGTTGTGCCGCCGCAAGAACGAGCTGGTCTTTGAACAATTCAAACTTGAGCTTGTTACCAGCTACGAAGGTGATCGCCTTTTCTGCTGCTGCGGTATCACTCTGAACCAGGCGAAGGATATCGAGGTTCATCTGCTGTAATTCTGTCAATGCGGTAATCTCTGCCATTGTTGGCTCCGGTTGTTGTGTTGCATCGACTTACAGAAATGCCGATGACCAGATGAAGAATGCGAATCCTGACGCCGCGATAACAAGCGCAGATGCGATGTAGAAAAAGTGATGAATGAAGGTGATGATTCTGTCAGCCAGCGTTGGCTTTATCTCAGGATGATTGAGAACGTCATCGCGTATGAGTGATATTCCGTAGAGCAATGTTACTTCTCGCTCTCGCTTTCTCATCGCTTACCTCAGGCACTGCGTGTTGATGTATTCCTGCAGCGCTCTCAGTGATGCTTGGTCACTGACGATTCCGGATCGGATACCGAGAACGTTTCGTCCAGCAACTGGAGAGAGTTCGATGGTGGCATCATTGCCCATGCCGGTGGAGCTGGAGGTTTCGGCTGAGGTAGGCACTGGGCACTTTCCTTTGACGAGCACCCGACCACCATTATCAAGCTTGCGCTGCAGAGCATCATTTTCAGTTTTAGCATCTGCCAACTCCTTCGTGTATTTGGCATCCAAAGCAGCAACATCGCGCTGCCGGGTTGTCATGTCGGTGATGGTGGCGTTAGCCAGATTCAGCGCCTGAGCTTTTTCATCGCGCTGCTTCTTGTATTCGGTGGCGTTGTCGCGGTAGTGGTTAACAGCCCAACCAAGTGACACAATGATGCAGACGACAACGGCAATGATGATTGCTGTTAACCGGCTCATGATTTTGGCTCGTTTACCGTTCCGCCAGCCTCTTTGAATTTGGCGATAAGGTTATCTGCTTTGTGCTCAAACTGACCGTAACCTGCTCCGGGGAGTGATGCCCAAATATTGCTGCAGCGATCGATGGCCTGACGGATGTCGCCAGCGTCGATTAACTCCAGTGCTCGGCGTTCTTTTATCTGCTGCAATGCGACAGCATCCTGACTGGCAGGAGAGAAATCTTTCAGGCCAAGCTGCTTGCGGTAGGCATCCCACCAACGAGACAGCAACTGATACCGGCCGGCTGCCGTAGATTTCAGTTTCGGATTCAGCGTTACCAGCTTGCGAGGGTGATCTGAATAATCAGTGAATAACGATCCACCGACAATCACATCGTACCCGCGGTTGTTTGTAGGCTGTCCTTTTTTGTCAGTGCCTTCTGACCACGCCAGCATGTCTAAGAATGCTTTTCGCTGCTTATTGGTTTCCACCATCGTCAACTCCGGCTTTTTTGGCTGCGAAGCGTTTGATTAGCGATCCAATCGAGTCAGTACCGAGATAGCCGATAAACACGCTTGCGATATAAGCGAGATTGCTACTCAGGCCAGAGAAGTCGAGGAGGTCACGAACGAACCAGGCGATAATGGCGCACATCATTGCGTCGATTACTGTCTTAGTAAACGCACCGCCATTATATCTTCCGCGAAGGTACGCCATTGCAAACGCAAGGATTGCCCCTATGCCTTGTTCCTTGGCCGCCATGATGGCGGATAACAGGTCATGTTTTTCGGGCATTTTCATGTCTTACCCCCATAAGGGGATCTGTTCAAATTAGGAATAGGGATGATGGTCGATTGAACAAATCCAGGATACGTTCTCAGTAACGTGGTTTGTTCGTGACTAAAGGCATGAGCAAATCAGGCAGGAGACTGTTAGCGCAGTCTCTTGCCGCCCATTTTCACGAAGCCCGCCATTGAGCGGGTTTTCTTTTTTGAAGCGCACTAATCACCGTAGCCACAGATATTCAGCAATGAGTTGGTTGGGTCTGGTTCTTGGTGGTAATGCGCTTTAAAAAAGCCAGCGGCGATGCTGGCAAGATGAGGGTAGTGCGTTGAGCTTTCGCTCTTATGGTCCTGGTAGGTATTTGGTGTGTGGTGGCCGGTGCTGATCTCCGGCATGGCTTGTTGGCTCTTCTCGCTTCACCTTGGGCCATCGTCCTGAATTGTTCAGCGCTACCATTTAACGGCGCTCACCAGCCTGCGCATTCACCACAACGATAATTGCACTGCGCCTGTTTCGGTTAGCGTAACGGGATTAACCGGTCACCCCAATGCAATTACCTGTTGTGCAGATACGAAAAAGCCCCAGCGATTAACCGGGGCTTTTTGTGTAATTCGGTCGACAACAAAAGCTATGGCGACGATATCAGATTTACATGAAATATATGCTTTTCAATCCAGTTTTGCAAGACTTACATCTAAATTTGTCGCCTTTTGTTGTGAACGTGATCGCGTTACTTGCAATAAAGCGCTGCTATCTAGACGCATGAATGTGCGTTTCATCTCCAGCCATCTATCGGTAAATGTCTCAGACCAGTTCTTTGGTGTGACGCCAACAAGCTCTGCCAGTTGCTGATATTCGTAAGTTTCTCGCCCTGCAAGTTCTGCTTTCACGTCCTGCGCCGCTAACCATATAAGCGCCTTCAATCTATCCAGTGTCTTCCCTGCTACCTTCTTTGTGCCAAGAGAAGATTTAAACTCTGCCCAGGCCCATTGAGTGATAGAAACCTGATTTTCCCATCGAACATTCTCGCTATAGTTCCAGAGAAGCCACGCCTTCTGGTGCTCATCGATCGACAGCACTGCACGACGCCATGATGCTGTTGAATACTCAACCGGTTGCACCAGTGCGATAGATGAACCTTTTGCGCGTGATTGCTGCCCAGGAATTGGTGTGCTGGTTGGATTCATTAGGCGACCGTTAGCAGGATTAACCACCTTCAGGCGAGATCGGCTACGCGGTGTCGGTTCAAACATCGCATTCTCGGCAAACGCTACCAGCTGCCCTTTCGTTGCGCCACTCAGGTCAGCAGTCGCTACAATGAGCTGCTCGCGTACAAACTGCAGGTATTGAGTGTTCATGCTGACGGCCCCTTGTTCATGTTTGCGCGGTTGATGATTTCACGGCGTAATTCGTTGTTCCGATCGATGCGTTTCTGAAGCTCTGCTGTCTCACTATCAATCCGGGCTATTTCACTTCTTGCGTAAGGAGTCAGCCTGGTAGCACGCTCTACTGACGAGCGCTGATAGTTGTCGATATCGGTGCGGGTCATGCGGCCTCCGCCATCAACTGGTCATGAGTCAGGTAAAGCCCCCAACAACTGAACAGCACATTTCCCCTCACCACTGCGATTTCTTCGTTATGCCAGCGGCAGAACCATCTGAGTGCCGATTCAACTTCATTCGCTATCTGATGAGGACCGTCGAGGTTAATTGGGTAAACCACATCATCAAAAACAGCCGCGGTGGTCATTGGGTATTGTATTTTGCTCATGCTGCATGCTCCTGTTGACGGGCGCGACGCTTCTCAAGTTGTCGGGCTTTACGGGTGAAAATGGATTTAATGCGCTGCAGGTATGGGATATCGAACCGGCGAGACTCGTTGTCAGACTCAAGACGCTCGACACGCACCAGACCAATGCGATCGACCAGGCGAATACGGTACTCAACGGCATTGCCGCTTAATTCTCTGTTGCATCGAGTGCAGGCTGAGTGGACGTTAAACACGTTGAATTTGAGGTGTGATGCAGCACCGCGGGAACGGTAGTGACTGGCATCGATAGCACTACCGGTCAGATAGTTGCTTTTACCAATGAGGGGATTCCCGCAGCTGACGCATTCCTTCCCTTCGTCACGGATCCGGATATACCGGTTAAAGGCAGACTGAGCCTCTTTATCCCACTGTGACTTAGTCTTGAACGCAGCTTTTCTCACCTTCATCTCGCGGCGTTCCTGCTGCGCTTCCTGCTTACGTTTGCGCTCGGCTGCCAGTTTCTTCTTGGCTAACAGCAACTGACTGTACTCGAAGCCATGCTCAGGACAGCACCACCAGACGTTGTCGTAGGTGGCGGTGAATTTGGTTTTGCAGATTTTGCATCTGCGGCGGGTTGGTTTACGCATTGCGATCACCCCACTGCTTAGCCCATTCAATTTCAATGCGGGACTTGTCGCTGAATTTGACGTTCTGCTGAGTGCCGAACCAGTAAATGGCCTCGATGACTTCTACCATCTGGCGTACAGTCATCTTGCTGGTACGTTGACCGAACATCACAATGCCGCCATCCAGACCGGGAGCCATTCGTTGCTCCTGCTTTTTGGATTTGGCGACCATTGCGGTGATCAGATCTTTCCAGTCGTCTGAGTCGTATTTGTTGCCGAACCAGAGAACCTGATCGGAGAGGTCTTTCAAAAGCGGCCATAATTTGCTGTTTTGCTGAGCAGTACGCGTCATCTCTTTGATGTCGAGAATAAGAGGGCGCTTAGCGTCAACCGGCAACTCACGGATGTAGTTGATGGCGTTCTGCTTAACGGACTCGTTTACGAGGTGGAATTGTTGCTTCATACGCCACCTCCGAGAGGTAACGCAGAATGCAGAAAATCGCAGGTGCATTGCTGCATCTGTGACAGGCGGTTTGAAGTACTCTTTGTGTTTCGCATCTAATTTCCCAATCAGATGCAGAGGTCACAGCCGGGTGCTCAATCCGACTGCGACATAATTATAACATTAATTTTGAGAGTGGGTAATGTTGCTTGACGTTGCGTTTACTTCTTTCGCAGAGTTGCTGTCAACGTGCATTCACATTCAACAGTACCTAGCATTTGCGGACAGTGGTAAGTCCCATATCCTCCGCATTTTGGGCAATTGCTTGATGATTGCTTGATTTCGTCGCCAGAAGCGTTGCCATCACTGTCCTGATTGTTTGACGGTTGCTTGATGAGTTGTTCGGAATTACCGAACGACTGAAGCGCGATGCGAGCTATCTCACGCACTTCATCACTGACACACATCATTGGGTCATTGGCGAATTGAGCTATGCGATCTCTGGTTAATTCGCTATTCATCGTCTTTTATCCCCTTGCGCCACTGAAAATTATTACGGAACTCCTGCAGCTCTAACATGGCTGACAGCGTCACGCCGTGGATAATAGTCTGTACCTGATGACCTTCCTTTGAGTGATATTCAAACGTGCTACGGCGAAACTCGATGAGTTCCTGCAGTGTTTCATCGTCCAACTTCTCGTCGGCTATGGTTGGATGAACTGGAGGATTATCAGCCTGCCGACATTCCAGTACCTCATCAATCACCTTCACAGCATCAGCCATTGCGTAGCCGAGATTACCGCCGTCGCTTTGTGCTGATGCTTTGCTGAGTATTTCGCGTATCTGGTGCAGGCGCTCGAGTGATACAGGACCGTTCGCCGGGTGGTTAGTTGTCATAATTTACCCCATGATTTTGGTTTTTTATGCCCAGGAGCCAGCGCATGCATCTTGTTTCGGCTTAGTTTCCAGCCATAGCTACGTATTAGCGCGGCACATTCTGCGTAGGTCTCTCCGGCTGCGCTGGTCATTTCTTGACGACACCAACGCCCAACGGGGTCAATATTGGTTACGCATTGTTCGCAGTCGCAATAGGCATCAATTGAGTATCCTGATGTAATTGCCATCTCACTCCCCCTTCACGCCAATGCCAGCGGCGCTCTCAAGTAATTCGTCAGCGGCCTGAATTTCAGGATGTTCGTCATAATCAGGAAGATAGCGACGGGCTACAGCTGCAAGGCTGTTTAGCACCTTACGGTGTTCTGCTATGCGCTTCTCTGCTTCCCTGAATTTATCTGCCCAACGGTTACTGGCGGTGAAAGCCAGCTTCCTCTGGGATTCAAGTTCTTCAATTCGTGCCGACATTTCCGTGCACTCTTCAAAATTACTGATTGCCTTACATTCCCATTCGTCATGCTGTTCGCGGAGATAACCGTTTTGACGCTCTGCGGATTCCAGCTCATCCAGCAGCGCCAGAACGACATCAGGTGTTGCCTGGTCGTGAAAATTGTCATCGTCATACCCCCAGTCATCATTTGATTGGGCATGAATCGCCGATTCACGCAGCGCCTGTTTGTTGAGTGCTGTCATTGGGCTGCCTCCTGGGTATCTGCGAGAACTAAGCGCCCATCACAAAGAGCCTTGATGATTTCCTGATACTCCCAACCGAAATACATGCTTTCGACGTAAACTCGAAGCGGTGGGTAGTCGTGCTGTTTTCTTCTAATGAACGCCTCTGCTGCCTCTCTGGTAAGGTGCGCGTTTACGTGCTGCCATTCTTTTTTGAACCCGCTTACAGTATGATTTTCGAGATCTTCGAGAACAGACCACTGAGTATCTTCACTAAGATCTGTGAATGGCGTGTCGTATGTTTCCTCACATTCAGCATTGAGATCAGCCTGTTCATCATCGTCTAGGTCATACCAGTATTCTTGCGGGGAAAACCAGACGCTATCTTCGAACGCTACGAAACGACCATCGCAATAATCGGTGTCCATACCGTAAATTGTGGACTCCTTCTGAACCATGAAAATTGGGTCGGCGGTGATATGGCGGCTAACACCTTCTCCGCGATGGTGATATTTCAGACGCTCAATAAAATCAGCGAAGGTTTCTGGCGTAAGTTTTGCGCCATCTGCGATTGACTTGCTCATAGCGCGGCTCCTTTGCGAAGTTGGGCGGCGCGATTGCTGGCCTGCTGGAGAACCATCTTCCAACCAACAACCTCATGCATATCTTGTGAACACCGCTGATTGGAGAACTTGACCAACATTGTTTCAGCCACGCCAGCTAAGCTATCAAGTTCGCTGGCCCGCACTTCAGCCAGGAAAGCGTCTGTCGCAGGGGTTTCATCTGCAAACGTGTCGCAAATATTATGCAGGTATCCTTCATTGGTTGGCCTGATGCGATTCATCACTCCAGCAATGAAATATTCCCTGCATTCGCTGATGATTTTCTTTGCTTCTCCATTCTCCGCCGCCAGATCCCTGCACTTGCTCTCGGCGTTAGCGAGCTGTACTGCCATGTCTGTGAGCTTTTGTTGTGATGATAATTCAGCGGCTTTCCATGCCTCATGAGCCATTCGAACGCCAAGACGGTAATATTCGTCACCATCAGGGCAGCGCTCAAAAAGAGTTTCATGGTCATCTTCCGTGTGACCCCAATTTTCCAGATACCACGCTTCAAATTTTTCTCTGCTAGTCATAATCCTACCCTCATAAAAAAGGCCCGCATTGCGAGCCTGTTAATCGATTATTTGTGATTCGTACTTTCCGCAATGAGCGCATTGCATTCGTAAAATAAACTTAATTTTGTATGGCCCGGCGCTGGATGAGTATTTGTAATAGTGCTTCTCTTGCTTCTCTTTTAGCTGCCATTGGTGCATACCGAAGAAGCATTTCCAGTTTCGTGTATCGTTCACCATTTCCTCCGGGCATAAAAAAGGCCGACTATCACGGCCACGCTTGCAGATAGCTCTGCTATGTAAGGTTCAGTCATGTCAGCAATCCTTCACCTTGATTCCGGCGTTGGTGATCGCCCTCTTAGCACTTTCAATTCCAGCGTTGTAGAAATCGTAATTGGTGGCATCCTTTTTGGTTGCGATGAATGGTTCGCTAAGGATTTCAACATCAACTGATGCTCGTGATGCTGACCATGAAGCCCATAATTCTCTGGTTCTCCAGCTTTGATATGAATCACAACCAACCATTCTGGTAACTGAAATCAGCCGGTTTATACACCACGCTTCAAACTGCTCTCTGCTTGTCATGCTCGCTTCACTCCGAATGTCTTAACCAGTGCCGACTCCATGCGACCTACACAAGCGCGGATACGGGCTATCTCTGTCTCTGGAAACATGCTGGATGCCATCTGCTCAAGTGCGCCTTTAAGTGGCTTGCTCTCAACCTTTTCGATGCGTTCCAGAGCAAATGCCTTGAGTGACTGGATGCTGCGACCGTCTACGCGAGCACATGCGCGGCATAGTTCAGCGTGGAGGATGGTTTCAGGGAATTCCGGGTACTCAGCTTCGATAATTTCCCGGGTGTTACGTGCTTCTTTCATGTTTGTCACCTTACGTTGTTGCTTGCCCATACCTCGTCATATTCCGACTGCGGCATATTGGCGATGTAGCTAAATGGAGATGCGGTTTCGGTTGGTAAAAACTGGTGTGATGCAGGGTCGAGATACAGCGGAATTCCACCTTCCCATCCCTCGCCATTACGCTGCTTTTCAAGCATCAAAACTGAAGCAGGTGCAGCTAACGCTTTACGTTCCTTGTCATCCAGTTCTTCACCCTGCTGATCTTTCTGAATTGCCTTCTCACGAAGTTTGTTTCTCCAGATGATGAACAGGTTATCGGTTAGGTCGGTTATCGACCCTGACCCCTTAACGTCCATCTTCCCTGTAGGCTTCTCCTCGCTATCACCTTTGCGACTGTGAGTAACGAGTAGGACGTGGGTATTGGTTTTGTTTTTGAAGTCACACAGAGCGTCTACGAAGGCTTTCTGTCCGTTGTAGTCATCATCCCCTATTCCGCACTTCATCAGGCTGTCGATAATGAACAACTCAATGCCGTATCGCTTCCATGCGTAGGTGAAGATTTCGATCAGCCGATCAGCCTTTGCGGTTCCCGTCAGGCCGAATAGCCATAGCCGGTCGTCGTAAAATTTGAAGGCAGATTCAATTTCAAGTTGCGGGGGAAGTTTCAGGCAAGTTGATTGCCTGGTAAGGCGTTTAAGTAAAATGCCGGGCTTAATCTCCAGCGAGGCGATGCAGGTCTTAACCCCCTGACGCATGGCTTCCAGAGCTATATGACCAACTACTTCAGTCTTTCCATGCCCGTTAACGCCGTTAACCAGTGACAACTCAGCCTGGCGGAAGGCGAAATTGTGATTCAGGCATTCCCACGGGCTGTAAAACAGGCTTTGCTCTTTTCCGTAGAAGGCGTTGATAGTGTCCTGATAAAACTCTCTGGCACTGTAAAGTTCCTCCGGGTCAAAAAATGATGCCCGTTCAAGATATCCAACGATGTCGTCTGAAGAGATTCCAGCCATCAGACATTCATTGATATCTTTGTGAGGCAGTTTTACCAGCCGGCAGCGGTGTTCACCGAGACGAGTTGCAATCTCTCTGGCGGCAGCCTGGCCTACTTCGTCGCTGTCCATGCTGATCCAGATTTCGTCGAACCGGTCGAGGTTGTGATACTCGAACTCTATCCACTGCTGTTTTGCCCCCTTCCCCCCGCCGAACGGAACGGAAAGCGCAGGGAAGCCGTACTGGTAGTAACTCATGCAGTCGATTTCACCTTCACATAGGATGACGATCCGCATGTTCTTCGGTATAGCCTGCCAGCCATAAAGACACGGCTCACAATCACCCTCAGCCATGATGACCTTCTTCCCGTCAGGCCGTTCGGTGCTGATGCGCTTAACCTGCAACAACTCACCATCACGTTTGTAGGGAAATGCTAGTGCTTCCAGTTCACGCTCTCCATTCCAGACCTTAGCCGAAGCAACTTCGTACAGCTTCGCCGTCTCTGCGGAGATCCCTCGAGTGGCTAGATATTCGATGTGCTTTTCGGTTTTGGTGAGGTAACGGGCTACTTTCTTGCGGTCTGGTCGGGAAAATTTCTTTTGCTGCTTTGCTGAAAAGTGGTGATCGTCGTCCTTGATGCCCAAAAACTCTTTTGCTTCTGTCATCGCCTGGTGCAATCCACAATCCCTGACAGCTACCCACAAATCCAGCAGATCACCAGCGGTTCCTTCTGCAAAATCAGACCATACTTTCTTCCCTGCTAGGTTAACCTTGAGGCTCTTCCCTGACTCTCCGTTGATACTTCCTGCCACCCACTCGTGACTTTCTCGCTTGCCGTTTGGCAAAAGGTACTTCGCTACCCTTTCGACCTGATTCCATAACTGGTCGCTGAGTTCACTTGGCGTCATCATGATGCCCTCAAATCAAACTTGTTGAACCAGTACCGGACAAAACCATCACTCAGCAAGCCGTGGTTATAACCGGCGATCAGCAATGCCTTGAGTCGTGATTTCATCGTCACCTCAGTAGTAAACGTATCCGCTCTTACTGACGGTCACGGTCGGTTTCTGTCCGGAGGAATCAGGACCTGCTAATGGCTTCTCGTCCTCCCACCGCTTGCCGTTCAGGTAGGTGGTCGGGTGAAGCTTATCGAAGCCGAACTGTTTGCCAATTCGGGAAGAGATATCACCTGCAAGGAACATGGCGAATTGCTCAGGGGTGCCACCTTTAGCGCGACGCCACTCCTGGTACTGAGTTCTGAATGCAGACTTAGCGTTTTTCTTCCCTGTCTTGTGCATTCCTGCAAGCCAGAAAATCGACTCGAATGCTTCGTCAGTTGCCTGGTGTTTGTTTGTAGGCTGAAGTGATTTTTCTTCATCCGCTCGAACTTGTTCGGGCAGAGTGTTTTTACTTTCTTTCTTTTCTTTTGTAATAGTTTCTTTTGTGTGTCCCTGTTTTGGTGACATGGCTATCACCGTTTTGGTGACATTTTTTGTCACCAATGTAGTGACATTATCACCAGAGTAGTGACATCCTTCGATTTCCCATTCTGTGATGTTCTTGTTTGGCCCGATTTGACTACCTTCACGAATGATTACCTTCATTGCAATAAGCTCATTCTTGGCCTTGTTGACCTTCTGTCTTGGCAGCCTGGTAAGTTGAGCTAACTGGCTGTCAGATATGCGATCCAGCTTCTTACCAAAGCCGTATGTTTTACGGCAAATAGCATGAGCTACCTTGCTCTGATTCTTCGTTAAATCTGCGCCGATAAGCTCGTCATACAGGGCATTTGCAAGACGGGTGTATCCATCTTCAAGTTCTGCCACGCGACGCTCCACGACCGCTAGAGACGGTCTTATTGGTGTTACTGTTGCAGGGCTACTCATGACCGTTCTCCTTCCGCTTTAGTTCTTCGATGATGGCTCTCAGCTTTGTACCGACAGCCGGGTTACAGGATTTGATGAACCGGTCACGAGCAATATTTTTATGTACTGCCGCCTGGTAAAAACGAGTTTTCTTAGGCATAATTACTCCTGTGAATTGATCCAGTTATTCGACTTAGAATTGCATGGTGATTTGATCTGAATCCTCGGTTGCCGCCGGGGATTTTTTCTTTGTGAGCACCGCAGCAACTTCTCTTGCCAACCGCGCCATATCGTCATCAACGACACTCCATTCCAGAACTGCCAGCAGCATTGCCATCTTCGGCAGCCACGTTTCTTTCCAGCGGGTTATCTGTGCCTTATCGACGCCGATCTCTTTAGCTACGTTGTTGCCACCTTTCATGGCGATACGGTTAAGCAACCAGGACTCAATGCGACGGGCATTGACCTTGTTGCGGTTAATTGAGTTTTCCATTTGTTAAATTCCTTGGTGTTGAAATAGTTAAATGGCCAATGCGCAGACACGCATAGCCATGTTTGTTGTTTTTTTGAAGTTAGCTTTTCAGCTACGTAGGCCGGACGGCCATTGTAAAAAGAGCGGATGGTTCTTACTTCGTGTCTTGCTTATGCAGAGAGTTAAGAATCTCATATGCACTAATTCTTCCCTCTGTCGCGGTGACGATCGGGAGAATGTACTTGCCGGCAAAATCCGCACCGTGCAACCAGGCATGAACTGTTTTCTGGCTAACGCCTACACGCGCACCAAGTTCCTTCTGGCTGCCAGCTATTTTGATGGCTTTTTGAATGATTGGATTCACGGATGCTATTCCCTGAAGTTTAAACATATGGAGAGTATACTCATGGGTATAAATAATATCAATACCCAAAGTGATTTGACTGAAAATACCCTTCGGTATAGTTTTCACACCATGAAAACAATTGCAGAACGCCTTAAGTACGCCATGTCACAAGCAGATGACATATCGCAAACCGAACTTGCAGAGTCGGCTGGAGTGTCTCAACCCACGATATGGAAACTACTCAATGGAAAAACCAGGAAGTCGAAAGAGCTGCCATCAATAGCAGCCGCGCTTGGTGTTAATATGGAGTGGTTGGCTACTGGTAAGGGTGAGGTTATCGGTGGAGAGCAGATCGCATCTCCGAGGATTGATTTATCCAGGATGATTCCAGTTTGGTCTGATGACGGTGAAACTGATGATTTTGTTACGTCACCTGGCGATAAGCCCGCAAAGAGTTGGCGAGCATACAAAATGAAGCGTAACTCTGGTGTAGCTGAGGCACCAGCCGGATCAATCATTATTGTTGATACTTCAATCGAGCCAGGTACTGGAGATATCGTTCTGGCGATGATGTCCGGCAAAGTTTCAGCTTATCGTTACGTTACTGGCGCTGATGGGTCCGGGTTCTTATCCGTGGATGACAACCGCGTACCAATGGCTTCCGTTTCAAGTGATTCACTGATCGGCGTAGCCATATATTTGATCAGAGATTTACGAACGCAATAAACCTCTTCGTCGGGCGTATACTCTTTGTATACTCCTGGCGAGCACCTCTTCAAAACATTAATCATTTTTCAAACTCGCAGTAATAAAATTATATCTGCTTCATCTGTTTTACCCCTTCATTAACACCCACAAAAACCTACTTCATATCCTTCCATCCTCTTTGGAAGCACGATTCGTTAAAAAAACTACAGTATATCCATACAGTAATTCAAGCTCATTTTTCCAAACTTGCAAATTCCTCAATTACTTATCTTTATTTTTATACCTTTTAGAATAATTTTATCAAAACCACTTGCTATCGATTATACCCTTTAGTATATTTAACCCATCAGCAGGACGCACTACTCACCAGGACGGTGATGTTCTTTACACAACGTCGAACATTCGACTACGAGGCTGAAAAGCCTGACAAACAAGCAATGTGCTTTGGGGTGATGTGAATTGCAGCTGCAAGACAGCAATCACGGAGATAAGTATCGTGACACGTCACCACCAAAGCGCATTTCGAAAAGGAAAAATTATGAACGCCATGAAAGCCGCATTATTCATTGAAGCCAACTGCAAGACGGCACAAGAGAAACACATGATGTTGGACAGCCTCCTTGAGATGGGTCAGATAAAAGAATCTGTCTACCGAATCCTCAATAAAAACATCAAATGAACAAAGCGCCTCAATACGGGGGGCATTACTTCCAGATTTTTGAGGTTCCCATGACACGTAGAACATCATTCAACGGTTCAGCATCAGGACGTCGCAGAGAGCGTCGCGCAGCGTTACAGAACGAAGTGACGGCAAGCTCTGAAGCATTGCACCGCCCTACCGAGTCACGCGTTCAGTTGCAGTGCAAACGCAAGCCAGCGATGCGCTCAGAGGTGGTAACCATCACTACGATGGTGAATCAGTATTCAGGATCAACTTGCTTGCCAGATGTGGCGCTGTACGCCGCTGGCCATCGCAGCTGCAAATCGGTTACGGCGCGTTAATTAACTTATGAGGTGAGGCAATGGATATTAAAAACTTACTCCAAGAAATTGAAAACTTGGAATCAAACATAAGAAGCATAGATAACTTATTAGAAGCACATGGGCTGCATGGATTTAACTTGATTGTTGTTGCAGCTAACAATACGCAATACAGAGGCGCTGCAGATCAGGAGTTTCTAATTGAGGCACTCAAATCGAAAAGAAACGAGATGCACGAGAGGCTTGTGAAGTTGATTGATGCGGTTGGAGTTGTTGAAAAGGTAATTGATGGATTGGTCGCTTAGGCGGCCTATTTATTAGCTCACGATACAAACAGAGGGTAAGGCGATGGAAGTGCAAGTCAGCTTCAAAAAAGAGGTAAATGTTAAGCGCATAAAAACCTGCATCAAGGTGTGCGACAGGTTTACGGCAGATGTTCTCGATGAGACAGGGAATACTGTTCGAAGCATTGAGGATGAGTATGTTCCTGACTGCTTTCCCGGACAGCACTATGGCGATTACCTGGAACTTGATATCGATATCGAGACCGGGCAAATCCTTAACTGGAAAAAGCCTACGCCAGAGCAGCTAAGTCAACTGCTAGGCGAACAAGACGACTAACCCGCTACGGCGGGTTTTTTATTGCAGCATACCTCAGCGGCTTCTCAGAGGACGCTCAGTTATGAATGGCGGCTATCCACCGCCTGTTAGCGCAGAGGTCTTTTAACGTTCAGCGGCGCGGCTTAAGCGCGGAGATGATTATGACAATTGATATCGAATTTAAATGTAAAAGTGCAACGGTCAGCGGTAGCAAGTGGGGCGTGGTTAACGTCGAGATTGACTCAGTTGACGTACATGAACTTCTCGAAGCTATTGGTGATAAGAAGGTTTTCGAAAGCATTGAGCTTGATGACTACATCGACTGGGCTGAGTCAGCTGGGCATACGATTGACATTATAGAGCGACTTGACGCAGACGAAATTATTGGCTGGCTCAAGCACAATGGTCATCTGGATGCTGATTCATGACAGTCACCCACAACGGCAAGCAGTACCACGCATCAAAACTCAACGACAACGAGTGGCAACTCTCATCAGTCGATAAACCTCGCGAGAAAATCACCATGAACCGCTGGCAGATGCACATTGTCGGGTTATTGCAGCAGGTGGAGGGTAAATCATGATTAATCACAACATGCTTCGTGCAGCTCAGAACAAAGCGCTAATCGCAAGATTCATAGGTGATTCGGTGATGTGGATGTCGGCCTACAACGATATGAAGGCGGCAATTGGTTTTCCGTGGCACAGGAAATAATGATGAGCGAATTCAAAGGAACTCCGGGACCGTGGGAGTGGTGGACAAGCAATTCTTTCTTGCGGTTATCAAGCAAAGCAACCGGAAAGGATGGCGGGGTAATTGACTCCTACAAAATGAGCGATGGGCACACTTCTTTATCAGTGAAGTATGAAGACATGGCTCTTATCGCCGCGGCGCCTGAACTACTGGAAGCATGTATTAGGATGAGGAATCAACTTTATGCCGCCGGATACGAAAGCAAAGAAAAGTCGTTGAACCCTACTAAAGAGCTTCTTTGGCAGACAGAGCAAGCCATCGATAAAGCACTCGGCAAGTAATAACTACCTCATTCCGCCCTACTCGTCCGGCTTATCGCAGACGGGAAGCGCACAACCAAATTTTAGGAGCCGATTATGGCTGCATATCTCGTTCAAGACCGTATCGAGGCGCAGAACTGGACGCGCCATTATCAGCAAATAGCCAGAGAAGAGCGTGAATCTGAACTGGCTGATGACCTTGAGAAAGGATTGCCTCAGAGCAAGCTGGAATCGTTGTGCGTTGACGAGTTGCAGCGACGCGGTGCCAGCAAGAAGGCCATTTCAAAAGCGTTCGATGATGATGTCGAGTTCCAGGAAAAAACCGCAGAATTTATTCGCTACATGGCAGAGACAATTGCTCGCCACCAAACAGATATTGATGAGGGACAGTAACAATGAGCATCAGCATTGTTGAGTTCGTTAAACAACAGGAGCCGCTCTTTGTTGGCGCGGTTACTGACCAGTCAGTCACATGGGCTAAGGAAAGCCAGTTCGCTATTCAGTATTTCCAGCGCAACGACTATTTAGCCAAGACGGCGCTATCAAACCCTACCAGCGCACAGAACGCCATCATCAACGTAGCAGCGATAGGCATCACTCTTAACCCGGCTAGCAAGCTGGCTTATCTGGTTCCGCGCGACGGAATGGTGTGCCTTGATATCAGCTATATGGGCCTCCTTCATCTTGCTCAGTCCACCGGCTCCATTAAGTGGGGCCAGTGCAAACTGGTGTATTCAAACGACACGTACGAATCCAACGGACTTGATACCGCCCCTACCCACAAATACAACGCATTCGGCGATCGCGGTGATGTAGTCGGCGGTTACTGCACGGTTAAAACTGCTGACGACGATTACCTGACTGAAGAAATGAGCCTGGCAGAAATCAAGGCAACAGAAGCAACCAGTAAAGCCAAGAATGGCCCGTGGAAGAACTTCTGGGAAGAGATGGCGCGTAAGACCATCGTTAAGCGAGCCAGCAAGTATTGGCCCCGTGCTGAGCGTCTGGATAACGCGATCCACGTCATCAACGAAGATGAAGGTGTTTTTCAAGAACCGGTAATGCAGCACAAGTCAGAGGAAGACATCCGCGAGGATGAGCGCCGCAGACAACAGGAAGTCATCGATTACGTTCAAACTCTTTGCGACGAAATGGCGCAAGCGGAAAGCATGGACGACCTGAAACGCGTCTTTGCCGATGCCTACAAGCGTACTGCCGGCATGAAGCTGCAGCAGAACGTTCAGGCCATCTACGCAGAGTGCAAATCAAAGCTGGAGGTGACCAGTGAGTAAGCTCTACGAAATCGCCAATGACTACGCCAAGCTGATGGATTCAGACCTAGAAGCGGATGCGATCGCCGACACGCTTGAAGGGATGGAAGGAGAGCTTACAGATAAAATTGAGCAGTTGCTGGCTATCTGCAAGAACGAAACCGGATACGCAGAACGCCTCAAGGACGAGGCAAAATCACTCAACGAACGCGCAGTAGTCACGCTGAATAAAGTTGAAAACATTCAGGCTTACATAGCAACCGCATTAACCACAGCAGGAAAGAAGAAAATCAGAGCCGGTATTCACCAGGTAACAATTCGCTCTCCTTCTGAATCAGTGGAAATTGTCGACTCAAGCGCCCTTCCTCCAGAGTTTGTCGAATACGAAACCGTTATCAAGGCGGATAAATTAGCGATTAAGCACCAACTCAAAGCGGGCCAATCAATTCCCGGCGCTCAACTCAAGGTTGGCAAGCCATCATTAATCATCAAATAACAGGTGCTTTCCATGAGCGAACTTTGGCAACCGTGGGAAAATCTGTTCCTGCATGAAGTTGGCAGAACAATGCCGATTCAGGTTATCGCAGAAAAGCTTGAGCGTTCCGAATCGGCAATCACTCGCCAGGCATCACGTATAGGAGCACCACTCATCAGCAAGATGACCGGCAGACCATGGACGGCAGCCGAGCTTCATCTCTTTGGCCGGTTCTCAGAGGAAGAGATTGCCACTGCAACCGGTCGATCCATTTACTCAGTCAGAAGCAAGCGTGACGCACTGGCCCGCTCCGGAGGATTAACTATGCGTGAATGGTCAACGGAAGAGTTAGCGATCCTCATGCGCTACACCAACGCAGAAGTAGCAGAGATTACCGGTCGGAGTATCGAAGAGGTCGGAGATAAGCGGCTGCAGGTGAATATTGAGCGGAATGGATGGGATGCGAGAAATCCTGAACGGGAGGAAATGTGAATGAGTTGGCTCTTTTCGCAGGCGCTGGCGGAGGAATACTCGGTGGACACCTCCTTCGCTGGCGAACAGTTTGCGCAGTTGAACGTGATGCCTACGCCGCACAAGTTCTCGCGCAACGACAAAATGATGGAATTCTCCGACCTTTCCCGATTTGGTCTGACGTGTGCAGTTTTGACGGAAAACCGTGGCGTGGAATTGTTGATGTCGTTTCTGGCGGGTTTCCATGCCAGGACATATCGGGAGCAGGGAAAGGAGCAGGCATCGACGGAAGTCGATCTGGACTTTGGCGACAAATGGCAAGAATCATCGGTGAGGTACGACCTAGATTCGTGTTCGTGGAAAACTCACCTTTGCTTGTGGGAAGAGGACTTGCAATGGTCATTAGTGACCTTGCCAAAATGGGGTTTGATTCGGAATGGTGTTGTTTATCAGCATCAGACATTGGAGCGCCCCATCAACGTGACCGTATCTGGATTGCAGCCTACACCAAGGGCAAGCATGGGAAGTCATGGGATAGCATGGTGCAGAGCGAGAACCGGGGAGCACCGTCACAACCTGGAGGACTGGTTAGCATGGAAGCATTTGCAGGATGGCGGGGAGGAAACGCCTGGCCTGAACATCTGCCCAAACTACGCAGAGTGGCTGATGATGTGGCCTTTGGGGTGGACAGAATTAAAGCCCTTGGCAATGGACAAATTCCGCGAGTGGCAGCGGCAGCATTCTCCTTACTTAAACCGGATTGAGGACGCAGCATGACGCTAACCAAACGAATCACAAGGTCGCTAATGCGGCCTTTTTATTTTCTCGCGTTCACCTTCAACCGAATTAACCAACAGTTCATGGAGCACTGATTATGAGTGAAAAATTACGAATTGAACTTGGCGATAAGTACGTCGTCACCGGGTCTGCGCATGACCTTATTCTTAACGAGAAAAAGATTTCCAAGGAAGGTAAAAACGCCGGACAGGAAGTGCTTTCTCGCCTTGGTTACTACAGCAAGTTTGAGCATCTGGTGCGTGAATTAATGCACAAAGAGATTCTGGAATCCGAAGCGCAGACACTCACTGAATTACGCGACCATATCTATGAACTCAGCGAGAGGCTGGGTAAGGCTGTTGGACTATGACATCAGAAATCATCGATCAGGCCAGCGCTCTCGAAGAGATGATGCGCGACCATGCTATTCAGGCTCACAGACTCAACCACTCAGCAGTATCAGCAACGCACTGTGAGGAGTGCGATGAGGAGTTACCGGAGGCTCGCCGGAAAGCGTATCCGGGATGCACGATGTGCGTCGAATGCCAGAGCAATATGGAATTGCGTAAGAAGATTGGGAGGATGTGATGAAAGAGCGCGGAATGATTTTTAACGGCGAGATGGTGCGCGCCATTCTTGACGGGCGGAAGACGCAGACGCGCCGGATTATGAAAATTCAGCCGGAGCCATCGAAATCACGATCTGGGGATTTTTGGTTCCCCTCGAAAAAATTAGAGAGCATGGTGCACATATCTGACCTTGTCCCAGGAAATTCACCTATTGCAGACTGCCATCTTTTCTTTCAAGAGCACTGCTGCCCGTTCGGTGCTGCGGGCGATCGGATCTGGGTGCGGGAAACGTGGGCGGAAGCAGGTGCCGGGGCACCAGAACTGCAGTTATACCGGGCGAACTACCCTGCGCATGTTCCTTCACATTACGAGAACGTGCCGCCGGCAGAGGAAATACGCTGGACGCCATCAATCCACATGCCGCGCTGGGCCAGCCGTATTTTGCTGGAGATTACCGATGTGCGCGTGGAAAAGCTTGCCAGTGTCAGCGATGAAGATGCAGGAGAAGAGGGGTACCCAGCAGATCCGTCACCGTATGGAGGGCGTACGGATAAATGGCTGTGGTTCCGCCAGTTGTGGGATGGCATTTACCCAGAGCAAAGTTTCAAGCACAACCCCTGGGTCTGGGTAATCGAATTTAAGGTGGTGCCTAATGTTCAGGATAATCCAGCCTAATACGTATTACGTCGACATGAGCGGCACCCCTTGCAAGATAACCCGCACCACCTCCGACACAGTCCACTACCAGCGAAACGGTCATAACTGCATAGCCAGCATGATGCGGTTTCAATCGGACTTTGAATGGGTGGAGGCTGCGGAGCTAAAGCAGATATGGGATGACCTTGAGACGGCGGCACATTTGAAGAAGCTGCGAGCTATGCGGGCGGCATGAGGAGAGATTATGAACTTAACGATTAAAAATATTTACGAACTGGCTTGCTTTGCTGGTCTGCATTGCGCAAACCCTGCTGAATCTCATATTGATGAAGAAACAGAACTAAGTATCGATACAGGAGGAATCATTGGTAATGGTGATGAAGAGGACTACACGGGTCTGAGAGCTTGTTTTACCGAATATCCAGAAGAGGGTTATATCGCACTCGATTGATGATAACGCAACTGATAGCCAGTTATGAGCTGGCTATTGGGTGCGAAGCACTGCCACGTTATCCCCCATTTGCCCTCCAGTGTGAGGGCATTCTTTTACAGGTGAACCAATGAAGAAAGGATTGCTATTGCTGGGCGTTCTGGCGCTTTCGGCATGTGATGTCAATGATGCTGACGTAGCCAGTCGTAACGTTAGCAAGGCTGCAGATAACTTTGAATCTCAGCGCCGCTTTGTCTTCTATAACGGCATCACCGGCGAATTCATGCTGGAAATTACCGGCTTATGCTCGAAAGACAATACCAGCACCGATCGGACGCTGGGAGTAATTTGCAAAACTGGTCCGGGTGTATACAAAAAGCACATGCTTGGCCTGTCAGATAACGTCACATGGTTTATGGAGGATTTGAGCGGAACAAACGCCAGCGTCAATCACTACCGTGTGACATTCAAACCATCAGTAATTATTCCTGATATCGAAGTCAGATAAACAACTCTGCACCCGGCCATAGTGTCGGGTTCTTTTTGCCTGGCTTCCAGGTTCGATTTCCAAACCGGAGATGAAACCCATGCAACACCAATTACAGCCCGATTCACTGGTTGATCTGAAATTCATCATGGCAGATACTGGTTTCGGAAAGACCTTCATCTATGACCGCATCAAAGACGGCATCCTGCCAAAAAGCAAACTCATCCACGGCCGCGCCAGATGGCTATATAGTGAACACTGCGAGTTCAAACAAAAGCTCTTAAGCCGCCTCGATGGGTAA